ACTACCTCCACATGCCGGCTAGCCTTGACCCGTTTGAAGAGTACATCAAGCATGGTGAATCAGTGACTGACAGGGCATGTGGACGTGTGCAAATGTTGCGTGGTATGTACAAGCGGCAGAAAATATCGAGTGATGCGCACACACTGCTCCGCCCGGAGGAAGTGATAGCACAATGTTGCCGACATGCACAGGTAGTCTACGACGGGCCGAAGATAGCCATGGCTGGCCATACTGATTGCGACAACTGGCGCTGCAGAGCAGCTCATGTGCTAACGCATGTCATGGCAGGTGAGGCTGAGTCAACTGTCGCGACAGTGCTGACATACGTCTACGTCGCCAGCAGACGCGCGGTGATGTTTCTGGCCGGTGTAGTGCATGCAAAGCCGGTTGACACTGACCTATGGAAATGGCTTAAGTATTGGGGTGTGGCAACGAAACAAGCACAGCACGTCATACACAGCTGGCTTAATGAGGTTTTCGAGTTGAACGTGCTGCGCAACAGAGTTGATCAAACCTTTGACTGGGCAGCCGAGGAAGCCAGCCGCACGACAGATGCGCAATACGCCGAGGTCGATGAAAAGTTCGTCTTCGAGCAGGCCAAGATCATCTTCAGAGATGGCATCGTACAGACACACGAACCATTGCAGTACACGTGGAAAGACTACTGGAGTCAGCGCTGGGCATTCATGCCTACAGGCGGCTTCGTATCACAGTATGAGCAGGACAAGAAGTACAAAAACGCGTTCACACACGCTGAGACGCGTTCAAAGTTCTCAGTGCTGTGTAGCATGCCAAGCGGCGTCAAGCTCGAGCATTTCTTGAAGCGTGCACCAATGTTATACGCCACTACAAGTACCAAGTATGAGTGGGGTAAAGTACGTGCTCTGTACGGGTGTGACATCACTAGTTTCGTCTTGACAGATTTTGTCATGCGTAGTGCTGAGCAGGCCATGCCCTTTTACTTCCCTGTTGGTGAGCGTGCGACAGATGCCGAAGTCAAGAGGATTGTCGACACGATGTCTGGCGGCATACCATTCTGCTACGACTTCGACAATTTCAACAGCCAGCACAGTGTCAAATCGATGCGTGCAGTACTGTGTGCATGGAAAGCGATACATAAGTACTACATGTCGAGCGATCAAATGCGTGCTATTGATTGGATCATTGAATCAATCAACCACATGGAAGTGCATGACAACAACCAGAACAAGACGTATCTGTGTAATGGCACGCTGTTCTCTGGGTGGCGTTTGACGTCATTCATGAACAC